CTGTTTTTTGAGAGCATCCCTGGCCTTTTGTATTTCTTCGGGCGTGACCGTTCCGTCCTGTAACGCGGCCTTAATCAGTACATCGATGCTATCAATAATCGGCTGCGCCGTTGCCCCGTCAACATAATTCTTCAAACCATCAAGGGTCTTTATGACATTTTCATGCCCCGTGGTTTGAGGTTTCAACTCAATACCGATTACAACCGACTTTGTTTTTCCGGCTGCCGTTGCATAGTCAGTTAAGGCATCTTCAACATCGGCCTTTAAGTCTTTGATCTTCGCGACGGCTTCTTGTGACAGGCTTGTGACCCCCGATGTAATAGATGCCGTTGCATCTGCAAGGGAGATAACCACATCACTAAATGGGTTGCCGGTTGTAACCCCGGCCCCGCCTAAAACCCTGGATAGCCCAGTCGCAAAGGAAGTCAGGACAGGGAGTACCGCAATCAGGGCCGGTTGTAGCGCCTGTCCAAGTGCGATTTTCGCCATGTCAAACTGTGCGTTGAGTTTCCTCAACTGATTTGTCGGGCTATCCATCGTCCGGGCTAAATCACCCTGGGCCTTTGAGGTCTGCTCCATGATGGCCCCGTACCTTGCCTGAAGTTTCTGCTGCTGGGTCAGTTCCTTGCCCGTCTTTGAGATGCCGTTCTTCATTGCGTATTGTTTGATGGTGTTTTCGTCCACAAGGATGCCAAGGCGTTTCAGGGGTTCCGTCTCGCCCGTGATACCGGCTCTTAATTTGTCAAATGCCTCATCAGTCGAAAGGTTGTAGAACGATGCCATGTCATTGGCTAACTCCGTCATGCCCGTTGCCATGTTATAGGCTTCCTGTTCACCCAAACCCATTGACCCGAACATGGTATTGAGCATCCCGACATTCTTTCGCAGTTCGTAGGAGTTCAATCCTAAAGAGGATGACAAAGATTCAGACCATGCCCTTGCCGATGATTCCATGTTGCCCATCGACACGCTAAACAACTGCTCGGACTCGACGACATCATTCGCCATATTTAGCGATTCTTTGCCGACTTGAAACAACTCCCGGGCAATCATCACTCCGCCGATAGCCAGCCCTGCCTTTGCCAGTTTTGATAGTGCAGACTGGGCTTTGACCGTGTTTGCTTCCAGCCCTCCCAGTTGGTTCTTGATACCGGCAAGCTGAGGGTTCAGATTGTTCATTTCCGCAGAAAACTTGATTTGCAGTTCTTCAAGTGTAATTGGCATTCTGATCCCTCTCAATCATGTTGTGGGTTTCGGCAAAGCCTGTCAGGATTGCTTTCATCGTTTCTTCTTCCATAGGCTCATCAGGAATTGATATTCCCTTCGCAATCAGGTGAGGCTTGTCGGGGTACTTTTTAGGGTCGTGATAAGCCCAGGCTGAATAGTGACCTATCATCCAGGCAAGGGTATCGCGCCCCTCATGGATATCCTTTTGACCCTTTGTGAACGCTTCCAATCGCCCCTTGATTTCAGCCGGGCACATCGACCAAAAAGACCAGGCATCTGAATACCCGGCCTCAAAAGCGTCATTGATAAGTTTGGTATAGATTTCCCTTAGGCTTTCTTGTTTTCCGGCGGGGCTTTCTTGTTCTCCCCCGCCCTCCCGAAAAAACCCGCACTCTTCATTTCCTCAATGCAAGCGTTCAAAATCTCTATTCTGTCACCTGTAATCAGGCCACCAGCATCACTCAAGGTTAAATCTGGATAATGTTTTCTCAGTGCACCCCAAAGAATAAGCCGGGCCGAGGTCAGGGATAAATTGGAAAGCGCATCGTTGACGATTGCCCCGATGGATTTATTCCCCTTATCCTCCATATCGCACCCGGAATTGATGTCAAACTCAATCTTATATGTCTTTCCGTTCAGTTCAATACTTTTCATAACACCTCCAAAAAGATGCCCCCGGAAGTGTTTGGTTTCCGGGGGATTTTTTACGTGCCTTATCAGGCCGTGACAGTGATAACATGGATTTGCGAGTTGATTGCGCGATACCCACTTACGGTAATCACGCAGAAATAGTAATAGGTTCCTTCAGACAATGCCCCGGTGGTATAGGTCGCGGAAGTTTCGTCCTCGACAATGGACGGTGTAGTATAGTTGTTTTCATCGTTTGAATACCATTGATAGGTCGGTGTCCCCGTCAAAGCGGTTGCGGTGGAATCCAGCGTTGCGGTCTGACCATCTGCCTTTGTCTGGGCGATTGCCAGTTTGGGAGATATGACCTGAACAATGCCCGTGATTCTCAATGCAGCACCAAACCCGACAGCACCGTTCACATCTGCCGCCCCGATTTTGTGTCCCTTGACAATCGCAGTAAACGCGATAACGGTTGAATCCGGGAACGTGATCCAGAAGTACCCAGACGCCCCGGAGGTGTGCAAAGTGCGCATCTGTGTTTGGCCCGTGTTGGTTTTGTCATGGAACCCCGTTAATGGGAGTTCCCCCGAATCCCTTTTCCCCTGGATAAACTCTGCATATATACTGTCCAGATCAGAAACATCAATCTCCTCTGATGTCAGGCTTGTTTCGCCGATGGAGGATAATGCGCCGATCAGCTTGACAGCATCGCCGGAGTTGTAGGCAGGGAGATAGGATAAAGTAGTACCTGATGCCTTTACTTTTGCCATAGTCCCCCCTTACTCAACATCGACAGCGCCAGTAAACCTCAATGTGGCGCTGAACCCAATAGCGCCGTTGACCTCTGCCGGCCCCATCGCAAACCCCTTGACAAAGGCGTTGCCCGAAACAGTAGTATCATCTGGATAGGTGATCACAACCTCGTCAACGTCACCCGTACCAAAGCCAGTTCTCAAACCCACCTGTCCCACATCAGCATTGACATAAAACCCGGTCAGTGGAACTTCGCCAGCGTCCTTGATTCCCTGTGCGACCTCTTTATAACCGTCCGCGGAATCCAGGGAAGTCGTATCAATTTCGTCTGAAGTTACAGACACCTCACCGATTGAGGTCAGCCCCCCGATTGCAAGCGAATTGAAAGTAATAGTAGTCCCTAATGCCTTAACCTTTGCCATTTATATTCTCCTTATTGGTAAATCTTTTGTTCCGCGATATGGATTAACCCTCTATACCGCATGGATTTGTGATGAATCCGGGTATCAGCCTCATACAGGTCATGCGAGAATGTTCTCTTTAGCCCCAAAGCAGCCATCTTCACATCAATAGCACTTCCCATTGTTGCGTTTGTTTCCGGCGTGTACCCCCAAACATCAATGGAATACTCAACCTCTGTCAAGTATTCGTTCCCTGAAGCCTGTGCGTATTCCCTGTTCGATGCCTCATAGAATGAAACGCAGGGCAATGAAACGCCCTCCTGCGGGTAGGCGTATGAGATGTTATAGCCAGTCGCAGATAGGGCGGTGAATACTTCTGAACTTAAACTATCCATTACTCACCCTCCTTATCTCTTTCCTGATCTCGTTTGCCGCAGCCTGCTCGAAAATAGGCTCCGCAAGTTTTGCCGCAGGGTACAGGTGGGGCTTTGCCGGTTGGCCTGAAGTAGTAACCCAGCTCCCATCCTCGGTTTGGTACGCCCAGGGATGCTGTGTATAGGTGACAGAGATATTGGGCGAAATCCCACCGTGGTCTGCCTGTCCTTTCGGGCCGGTGCCCAGTTCAACGTACATGTCCCACAAGGGGAGCGCGAACACCCGCCCCTCAATCTTGCCCACGGTTTCTTTCACTTCGGACTGGATTGAGATAGAGCTGTATGGTTTCCGTATGTTCGCTTCTTTTTCTGCGGCCTGTGTGGTTTGCTGGACAGCCCGTTTAAGTGCCCCTTGTAGGTTCCCGCCCAGGGATGAAAGTTTCTGCATGAGGGAATCCAGCCCCTTGATTTGTTTCACTCAAGCCCTCTTTTCTATCGTCAGGGATGTTAAATCAAGCCATTTCCCTACCGACACGATGAGCCAGGGCGGTAATGCTGAACTTTCACCAGATAACCACACGCCATCCCCGGCAGAATATGAACCGTTTGGAAGGAACACCTGTTTCATCCTGTCGGCTCGTTCACCGTATTCCGACCTGAAGTATGAGGATGACAGCGGTTGCACAAAGGCTTTAATTGAAAGGGGAGTGCCTACCCATGAAACAATGACACTCCCTAAACTCCCAGTTGTTTTGGTAGGTGACAGAATCTTTAGCGTTTCCTCCCGCCTTTTAAGGTTCCTCAAGCATGTTCACCACCCTTGCAAGGGTATATGACCTCAAAAGTAACTGAAGCGCCGGGGAAAGACTTTCATAGGTCACGCTAACCCCACCCTCTCCATGAGAAGCCTCACCCTCCGCGCCCCTCTTTGAGTAATACTGACAGGCCAAATCTATCTGAGCGCCCTCTAAAGGTATGGGCAGAGTGGGTTGTCCCGTGATACCTAAAATAAAATACTCAGAATCAACTAAATATCTTGTCAGTAAAGTATCATCGGTTGTAGCAGTTATCCCAAGCCTTAATTTGGCGTTTGTCAGTTTTTCAGCTGCCGTCATGTTCTACTCCTTAATAATAGGCGTCTCCGAGAGAAATACGCCTCCAGTTT